TCGGAAGACTCACTGCTCAATGTGATTAGAACCTATGCTAAGTCTTATGACTGTCAGTGGATAGTCTTAGACCACTTGTCTATCGTAGTATCAGACCAAGATGGTATCTTAGATGAACGCAAAGCAATCGATGCCATTATGACTAAGCTGAGGAAGATAGTACAGGAGACTGGGGTAGGCTTATTCCTCATATCTCACTTGAGACGACCACAGGGTAAGCCTCACGAAGAAGGTGGACAGGTGAGCCTCTCAGAACTTCGAGGTTCGGCAGCGATTGCTCAACTATCTGACATAGTTATAGGTCTAGAACGCAATCAACAGGACGATGACCCTATCATTCGTAACCAGACTACACTGAGGGTTATAAAGAATAGGTTCTCTGGTTTAACTGGTAAAGCCTGTAAGCTACAGTACGACAGCGAGACAGGTAGATTAACGGAGGTACTTGAAGATGTCGACAGCTTTTTTTGACATAGAAACTGACGGACTCCAAGCTACTCGAGTACATTGCATCTGTGCGATGCTCGATAACGATGAGTCTACTATTTATAATTTTATAGGAGGAGAAGCCAATGGACTTTTTCGAAAATGGTTGGCATCAGAGGATGTCGACACTCTTGTGGGACACAACATTATTAATTTTGATGTCCCTATTCTGCGTAGGCTTACTGGGATGGATTGGGATTTTAATCTTCGGGACACTCTCGTACTTTCTAGACTACACAATCCTAGCCTTGATGGAGGTCACTCCCTAAGAGCGTGGGGTGAGAGGTTACATAATATCAAGGGTGACTATCAAGGTGGATGGGAAGAGTATAACCAAGAGATGTTGGAATACTGTCAGCAAGATGTCCGAGTCACTAAAACATTATACAAACACTTGGAGATGTGGAGACATCAGCACGACAACGATGAGGCAGTAGATTTAGAACACGATACTGCTGATATCATAAGAGAACAGACCGATAATGGTATGGTTCTGAATGAAGAACGAGCTTATGATTTACTTGCTGAGATGAAAGAGAAAGTTATGTCTATAGAGGACGAGGTGCACAAGAGATTTGAACCTCTGCCTGTATGGGTAGACTTACCACATCCCGGTGACAAGACTCACAACAAGGATGGTAGTATATCTAAGAGGTATCAAGCACAGCTAGACAAGGGTGCTCACTATGATTTAGTAGATAATGACTGGGGCTACTATGAGTATCCCGAGTTCAATCTTGGTTCTCGCCAACAGATAGCTAAGTATCTACAGCACTTCGGTTGGAAGCCTAAAGCATTTACTGAGAAGGGTAATGTCATTGTTGATGAGAAGATACTTAAGTCTGTGGATATACCCGAGGCACAATTAATCGTGGATTATCTGACACTTACCAAGCGTATAGCTATGGTCAAGAGTTGGTTGGAGTCTGTGAATGATGACACTGGTAGGGTACACGGACAGGTTAATCCTTGTGGTGCAGTGACAGGACGAATGACTCACTCCAAACCTAACTGTGCTCAAGTACCTGCTACTCGGTTCGATAAGGATGGCAATGTCTTATGGGGATTTGAAGGTGGCTATGGTGCTGACTGTCGTGACCTATGGACTGTGCCTAAAGGGTACAAACTAGTGGGTGTAGATGCTAGTGGTCTAGAGTTGAGGATGTTAGCACACTATATGAATGATGATAAGTACACCAATGAGATACTTACTGGTGATATACATACTGCTAATCAGAAGTCAGCCGGACTTAGAACCAGAGACCAAGCCAAGACATTTATCTATGCGTTTCTATATGGAGCAGGTGTTTTGAAACTAGGTTCTGTGGCAGGAGGAGGTGCATCTTTAGGCACTCAACTCCAGAGGAACTTCCTTGATAATACTCCGGCATTGAAACAACTTAGGACTAATGTCCAGAGGAAAGCTAAGAAGGGATGGGTGAGAGGTTTAGACAATAGGAAACTACACATAAGGTCTGAACATTCAGCACTCAATACTGTACTCCAGAGTGCAGGTGCTATCATAATGAAGAAAGCATTGATACTTCTGGATGAGTATGCAAAGCAATACAAGATAGACTACAAGTTTGTACTTAATGTACACGATGAGTTCCAGTGTGAAGTCAGAGAAGACCAAGCAGATTTCTTCGGAGGTCTAGCAGTCGGTTCAATAGTACAAGCAGGTAAATATTTTAACTTAAACTGTCCACTGGATGGTGAATACAAGGTAGGTGAGACGTGGCAACAGACACACTAGTAGACGATATATATCGTATGATAGACACCAAAGAAATAGCAGATGGTGTACCTGTCGAGCAAGTAATAAATGACTTCGGTGAGAATGTGAAGCAGATATTACGAAACAATATTACAGAGAGTAAGTTTGATAAGCGTAAACTTAGAATGTCTAACATCGGTAAGAAGGATAGACAACTGTGGTATTCTTATAATGGATACAAAGGTGAGGAGCTTATGCCCCACACTAGAATCAAGTTCCTTTATGGTCACTTGATTGAAGAAATGATACTAGCACTTACTAAACTCTCTGGTCACGATGTGACACACGAACAGAAGCAGGTAGAAGTAAACGGTATCAAAGGTTCTATGGACTGTAAGATTGATGGTGTACTAACAGATGTTAAGTCAGCTTCACCTTATGGGTTTAAGAAATTCAAGGATGGTTCACTCATTAATGATGACCCCTTTGGATACATAGACCAAATCAAAGGCTATGCTCACGCAGAGAATACAAAGGATGTTGGTTGGTTAGTTATGGATAAGACCAACGGACATCTAACATACCTCAAGTATGATATGGCGGATGAATCTCAGTGGTACTGGACTAAGCTAAACTTCTTCTCGATAGTAGACAGAATTAAATCTATCAAGAATATAGTTAAGTTATCTAAGCCACCTAAGAGATGCTACGAACCTATACCTGATGGTAAGTCTGGTAATATGAAGTTACCTGTAGGTTGTAGCTACTGTTCATACAAGCACGAGTGTTGGGGCGATGAGCTTAGAACATTCCTGTACTCTAACGGACCGAGATACTTAATTAAAGTTGAGAACTTACCACAAGTTATAGAGGTAGATAAAGATGGCAACAAAGTTTCGGAGTAAGCTAGAGAAAGAATGTGCGGAAGCACTAGGCAGAGAGTGGAAGTATGAGCCCTGTAGGATAGCCTATACGATACGAAAGAACTACACCCCTGACTTTGTTAAGGGTAAGTATCACATAGAGGTTAAAGGGTTCTTCCGTAGTGGTGACAGACAGAAGTACAAATCAATTGCTGAGCAGATGAGATTTGAAGGCAAGGATTTAATCTTCTTAATGCCACGACCAGACTCTAAGGTAGCCAAGGGTAATAAGATTACTTATCGACAGTGGTGTGATAAGTATGATATTAAAATATTTTCAACTAAAGAAATTAAGGAGCTTAAGAAGTGGACGAAGATAACATAAATCCAAATCATTATAAGCAGGGTAATATTGAGGTCATAGATTTTATCTTAGACCAAGATATGGATTACCTAACCGCATCTATCACAAAGTATATCTGCCGATGGCGATTTAAAAACGGGATAGAAGATTTAAAGAAAGCTCGGTGGTTCTTAGATAAACTTATAGAACACGAGGGAGGGCAGTATGGCACTAACATTAAATGAATTAAAGGAACGCATAGTTCAGGAAGCCATAGACCCTTGTACTCTGTGTGAGGTATTGGACATAACAACGGAAGATATCTTACACGAGTTCGAAGATAAACTATTAGATAAACGAGAGGAGTTTGATGATGCTAATGATACCGACTGAGAACTTTGCCTTACTGATAGTAGCGTTGCTTACAATAGGAGGATTCTTATTGTGGAGACACGGTACTAAATGTTATGACAGAGGAATAACTGATGCGATACTTATGCACAGACAAGGAAGACTTAAATATAATACTTACTTAGATGACGATGGAAAGAAAATGGTGAACATCGAAATCGACCCACTGGAGGATGAATGAACCAATTACCAAATGATTACCAAAACTTTATTGCACTTAGCAGGTACGCACGATGGCTACCTGAGAAGAAACGCAGAGAGACTTGGAAAGAAACCGTTGCCCGTTACTTTGATTTTATGGAGGGGCATCTTAAAGAGAATACAAACCAAGAGTTAGTACCTAAGACTAGGAAGATACTTGAGGAAGCAGTATGTAACTTAGAAGTTATGCCTAGTATGAGAGCTCTTATGACCGCAGGTCCTGCCTTAGCTAAGAATAATATAGCAGGGTACAACTGTGCTTACTTAAGTGTAGACCACCCGAAAGCATTTGATGAGTGTCTATTTATATTAATGCACGGTACTGGTGTAGGCTTTAGTGTTGAGAGACAAGCAGTTAATAAACTACCCGAGGTTCCGACAGATATGGTAGAGGTTGATGATACTATTGTAGTACAAGATAGCAAGGAAGGATGGCAGTCTGCATTCCGTAAGCTAATTACTTATCTCTATGATGGCGAGATGCCTAAGTGGGACTTCTCTAAGGTTAGACCTAAAGGTTCTAGACTAGCTACCTTTGGTGGCAGGGCTAGTGGACCAGAGCCTTTGCTTGACTTGTTTCATTTTGCTACTAATATCTTTAGCGAAGCAGGTGGGCGTAAGCTAACAAGCTACGAGTGTCACCGTATGATGTGTAAGATAGCAGAGGTAGTTGTAGTGGGCGGTGTTAGACGAAGTGCCCTAATCTCTTTATCTAATCTAACTGATGAGC